TTACAGCTTGCTGCATCATGGCTTCCATGTTTACAGATGGGTCAGGGTAGGCAGTATGGTTTAGCACTTCAATGTTGGAGTCTTGCACTAGCATTTGTAGCTGTGCGTCAGTTAAGCCTTCGTAGTCTTCTTCCTCAACCTCTGACTCTTCTTCGTAGTAGGCTTTAACGTAACCGTTCTTAGATAGTAGTGCATCCTTAAACCATACATAGAAGACTGTAAAGCCTTCGTTCTTTTCCATGACTACGTGATTAACATAATCTGACTCTTGTTCGGCAGCAGCTTCGTCTTCAGCATTCTTTGGGTCAAAGCTAACAACCTTGTCACCAGATACAAATACCTTTAGCAACTGTGGCAGAGCGGCTTCAATCGTGTCTTGCACATCTGAACTGACTACCTGTGAACGACCTTCTACTTCGTTACCAAACATCTCACCTAGGTAGTAATTAATGGCAACAGCCCTATCGTTAGATAAGGCAGCATCATTGATACCATAAGCAATCTGTTCTTCTTGGTCTATTAGGTAAAGTATCTCGCTGTCATTCATTAGACTATTCCTTGACTATTGTATTTAATCTTGCCACCACCCCATGCCTCATTTTTCATTTGGTCTATGGATGTTGACATATACCTGAAAGCATCAGCACCATGAGAGTATTCATCGTGTAACGGTGCGCCAGGTTCTTGTGTGTTGCCATTAATGCTACGTCTGTAGTGTTTTAAGCATTCTACTAAACGCATTGCTGCTTTATCAAAATAGACTCGGTGGAAGTTCATCCTTGCCGTTCTAATGCCAGACTCTATGTCAGCAATGGGGACTATCCTTACATCCCATCCTTGCTTACGCATTATCTCTTCTGCGCTAGTGCCATACTTAAAGTCTTTAGTCCTACCATCGTGAGGTAAGAACATTTGACCCCAGTTGTAGTTAAACGCTTTAAGTTCAGCAGAGTAACTGTCCAGAGTCCTATGGTCATCCTCAATGTAGCCTATAACACGTATGTCTGATACACCACGTTGACATAAGATAACAGACATACTGTCGTTCCATCCCAAGTCCATTACTACGTGAACCTTTAACATTGGGTCATACGGTACAGTTGTTATCCTGTTATGTTCTTGCGCCTCTCTAATCTCATTAGAATAGATAGCACCATCAACAGCAGCCTTACAATCGCCTTCCCATATATTAGCATAGTCAGGGTTGTGTTCTTTGCTATGCACTCGCTCTATCTCAAGCACTTTAGGAAACCAAGCATTGTCGCTGTAGTTTACCTTTACAACAAAAGCATTGTCCGGTGGATTAACAACAAACCGTTGGTAAGTGTCATCCGTATCAACATCAGGATTGAAGCTAACCCATATCTCTGAATTTTCAGAACGTATCGTAGGTATCAATATATCCCATGACCGCTTAGATACTGTTTGTGCTTCCTCTACCCAAACAACATTACAACCTTCAAATGACTTAATAGACTCTACTGTGTTACTAGCCAAACCAGCAAAGGTAAACGAACTGCCGTTACGACCTCTAATCTCTGACTCTAGCACCTCGTAGAATGCACCTAAGCCTAAAGCCTGTATCTGGTCATTAAGTAGCGTATGTACTGACTGCTTAATAGACTTCTGTATCTCACGAGTACATAGAATGCGTAATGGCTTATTGGCTGCCTGTATCAACAAGGCTCTAGCAAATCCCCATGACTTGCCACTACCACGACCACCATAAGCAACCTTGTATCTATGTGGCTCAAATAAGAACTGTAGCTTTTTAGGGAATTCAGCTAATTTCTCACTCGGTTGTGACAAACTTAATCCCTATGCTTAATGGAATATCTGCGCCATCTATACCGCTTATTTCCGTTTTAGCTACTGCCTTGCCTTCCATCCTATCAAAGACTTCTCGTATAGCAGATACGTCACCATCCTCTGCTTTTGTAACTAGAGCCTCGTTAATAGTCCTAGCTCTTAGCCCTTCATTCTGAATTAATATACGCCTCAGAGTATCATTCATTAATCTATTGTATTTACTAGAATGATTGTTGCCTATATTAGCCTCTGCTGCCTTTGCTCTAGCTGCTGCTAATTGTGCTGCTTTTTCTTCTGTCATTGTGTTGTGACTCCTTAGTGGTTGGTCACCCTGTTGTTAAATTATCTTAGAATTGTTCTGACTAAATCTAAATCTGCCTGTGTATCTACACCTATACTTGCTACCTTGTCTGAAATAAACACGCTAATCTTGTGTCCGTTCCATAATGTTCTTAACTGCTCTAGTGATTCTATCGTTTCAATCTTAGAATGCTCTAACAGGTGATACGCTTTTAGGAACTCAACTCTGTAAGCATAAATTCCTACATGACTATAACCTGTTACCTCTTCCGTGATAGCACCTCGTGGATAAGGTATAGCAGCACGACTAAAATATAAAGCATAACCGTTCTTATCCATTACAACTTTAACATGATTCGGACTGTGTAATGTTATGTTGTTTAAAATTGGGTGACACGCAGTAGCAATAGAAGCTAATGGGTACTCTGCCAAGTTTAAAGCTGTTTCATTAATAATCTGTGGGTCAATTAAAGGCTCATCGCCTTGTACGTTTACAACAATCTCGTTGTCATCCCACTCTAATGTCTTAACTACTTCTGCAATTCTGTCTGTACCAGTTTGATGTTGGTCACTTGTCATTACAGCTCTAAATCCATGCTGGATGGCTGCGTCAAATATATCTGTGTGGTCTGTTGCTATAATTACTTCACTAGCATCGCTCTTGGCTGCTTGTTGTGCAACTCGTATGACCATTGGCTTGCCGTTTATTAATGCTAATGGCTTGGCTGGTAATCGTGTGCTGCCATAACGAGCCGGTATTACAACTTTAAATGTCATTTAACGTATCCAACGGTGTCACGCTCAATGTCATCGTGATTAAACTCTGTCCAGTATATTTCAAATGCAATCGTAGGCTCTAATGCTTCAAACTGATGAAACTCACCTGGCGCAACTTTAGTATATTGTCCTGCTGTTAATATGGTTACGTCTACTAAGTCGTAGCTTTTCCATACGCTAATCTTTAATTTGCCGGACTCAACAAAAAACCCATTCCATTTGTGCTTATGAATGTGCTTGCTGCAAGTGCCACCTTTAACAACATCAATGCGATGAAACTCTAAACTTGCATTCGCTTCAATGCTTGAGGTGCTTCCCCATATTTTGCCAGCAATCATATTTTGTAATTGTGCTTTACTATTTGCTCTACTACAGACTCAAAGTCTTCTAGTCGTAGCATATTCATTCCATCACTAGGCGCATCATCAGGATTAGGATGTACTTCAATAAAGAAGTTTTGTACACCTAATGCACTAGCAGCTCTAGCAAGCCCAGGTACATATTCTCTATTACCGCCACTACTCATTCCAAGACCACCAGGCTTTTGTACTGAATGTGTAACGTCAAACACTACATTATCGTAATTGTTCAACATATAATCCAAGCCGGTATAATCAACTACTAACGTATTATAGCCAAAACTTGTACCACGTTCAGTTATCCAAACCTCTTTAGCGTTATCTGTCTTAGATAATATACCTGCAACATCCCAAGGCGCTAAGAACTGACCTTTCTTAATGTTTACAATCTTATCAGTTAAACAGGCTGCTTGTATTAAATCTGTTTGCCGACATAAGAAGGCAGGGATTTGCAATACATCTACAGCATTACCAAACTCTTCTATAAAATGCACATCATCTACACTATGCACATCGGTTAGTATCTTTAACCCAGCAATCTCTTGCTTCATGTCATTAAAGTCATACAAGGTATAGACAATACCAATGCCTCGCTTACCTTCAATGCTACTTCTATTTGCTTTGTCGTAGCTGGCTTTAAAGTAATACTCTATACCATGCTTTGCACAAATATCGCCACAATGTTTGGCAATCTCAAGACTAAGCTCTAATGTTTCGTGCTGGCAGCAACCTGCAATAATTTTCATTTATTAAAGTTTGCTTGCTTTTCCGTTACCAGTTAGAGGGTGAATCATATTGTTGTATGTTTTCCACCAGTCATCGCTGTAATCTGTATCTTGATAGTCAGTAAAGCAAGGTGTACCCAATGTGGTATGCACTAACTTAGCTTTTCTGTTGTAATTATATTCAGTAGCTAACCAGTTCCATTCTATTGGCAATGACCCTATGTCTTCATCATTTAACCAACTAAAACGATGCAAATAACTGCCATTTGACTGCATTACAAGGTCTGGTGTTAAGGCTTTGTTTTTTTCGCAGTTAAACAGTATAACGCTTGACCAGTTCTTGCGTGGGTAGTTCTCATTTTTTGCACCCAAGTATTTAATTGGATGCTGGGTAGTGTAATTATGCTTAACGACTTGGACTGCTTTTGTATTGTCATATAATGCAAATAACTCCGCTATATCATTTTTAACTAACATATCGCCATCGGCAAATAAGGCTACACCTTCGTAGTTACACATTGCAGGGACTAAAAAGCGAGAGTAGATGAAAGCATTACTTCCATCGGTGTGCGTTTCCTTATAGCCTTGCAATGTGTTCAATGCCAACGGTACAAATGATACCGGTACGCTGCTGTGTTCTATAACAGACTGACAAAATGCGTGATAAGCCACCGGCTCTGCATTATTATCAAATCCTACAAATATCTTTAAAGGTATCATTACCAGTTATTATTTATTATCTTTAAGATACTGTATAGCATCTTCCATTGTTTTTATATTTTCTCTAAATTGACCTAATCCAGAATTACAATTCTTGCACAATAATCCACGAACTTTCTTAGTGTCATGGCAATGGTCTACATATAATCTAGTTCTATCGTTAGAATGTAATGGAGCTAAATCTTTACATATTTTACAACAACCATTTTGCTCTTTATATAATTGCTCATATTCTGTAGTGCTTATACCATATCGTCTAATTGATGCACCATGGTTTCTAAATGGATTTTTTTCTTTTAATGCTAAATCATATTCATTTTTACAAGGATTACATATCCAGTTCTGATATTTAGCCAAACTAACATTAAAATTGTTTCCATCAATTAATTCACATTGGCACTTACGACATATTTTTATATCGTGCGCTTGATAAAACTTCCCACCTTTTGTTAATTTCATACTATTCTCCAACTAGAAAATAGGCTATCTGTGAGTTGGCACAGAAGGGGAGCTACCCTGTTCGCCTAAAACTTTATTTTACCAATGGTGTATAGCCCCTATGATAAGAGTTATATTAGCCACAACAGCCAACAAAATAATAAACCAATGGTCGTTCATTTACTTTTTAGTTTTTTTAGATTTACCAGCTTCAGATAAAGCTATTGCAATACTTTGCTTTTGTGATTTACCAGCATTCATCTCTGTTTTGATATTTTTGCTAATAGTCTTTTGACTTGAACCTTTTTTTAACGGCATATTAGTCTTCCATTGGGTTTTCAAATTCTTTGGGTTCCCATACGCTGCATAAACGTGAGTTATGGCAGATAAAGGCTAGCTTATGGCAATACCCACGTTGCGCTTGACCATCATACAGGTCATATTTGTTTAGTGGGATTGATTCCATAGCTTCAAACATCTCTGGAGTGTTTTCATAGTATTCACAGTTGCCACAGCGTTGACGTTTTACTTCTGCTGGTGTGATACGAAACATCTTAGCCATCTTTGCCCAATACTCGGTGTTAGGCAATTCAGGTTTCATTGGACTAAGGGAATAGTTATCAATAGCATTCTTGGTGTTGTTATCAATTTCTTTGGCAGAGCCAATAGTAACTTTTGCTTCTAACAAACCTTTTGCCATAACTGTTCCTTAAAATTAGGAGCCTCTCGCAACTAGACTGACTCGGAGTCTACCCTACCACGTCTGGGGGGCTATGGTTACTTTCTAGCGATGTACTGTCGCTGGAATAAAAAAGTAATGCAAAATCGCACTACTATAAATCGTTACGTGACTTTACCATACTTATCAAACTCGGTCAATATATCACTTTTAATGCTTTTCTCTATGGTGTCATGTCTAAAAAAGAGCATAATTTGTACATGTACACGCTAATGTGTACACTTAATAAACAGGAGATTTATCATGTGGACATCACCAGCAGCTACAGAAATGCGTTTTGGCTTTGAAGTTACAATGTACGTAATGAACAAATAGTATATACATTGTATATACCCAGTTATGGAGTTACATTTTTCATAATGTCTTCATGGCTGGGTTCTTGGCTGTACTCAAACTCTATCAGCATCTCAATAAAATGCATCGCCTTCTTTAAGTCTTCCAGACCGTTCTTATTCCTATGCCGACAAAGGTACTTAATAGCAGTAGCTTCTAAATACGGAATGTTATTGTAATAGCAAAACTCTGCCGGCTGTATGGCAAAGCCCTTGTAGTGATTGCCACCGTGTTGGATGTCTAGTACGCTCATTACCAATCTCCAGCAGATATACTTGCACCACTTACATAGTTCTTAGGTGCTTTCATGTTAGCCCTGTCTATTGAGCGTTGGCTCATGTATAACCGGCTTAATTTGTTATCATCAAAATTAATTACCCTAGCACCTGGCAATATCTCTTCATCATTAGCTTTTGTTTTATATTTTCTTGGTGATACATAATCTAGTGCATCCTCGTAGCTCATTAGCTTGGTTGTGACAAAACTATAATACTTACGTGTACCAGTATCGCTAACAACAATGCTTTTCATAAAGCCACGTGCCATTAAGCTCTTAATCGTATTAGACGCAGTATTTTTATCGTTATCTAATTGCTCACGCATATCTGTCAATGTCTTAGGCAGTACGCAAAATTCTAGGTAGACGTTGTATCTAGCCACCATCTCTTTTGCCATCTTGTCTAGCTTGTCTTGTTGCACAGCATAAGATATTTCTAATCTTTTCTTTTTAAATTCTTGCTCTGCTGCCTTGGCTTCTTCTTGGGTCTGATAATTGCCAATGTGGATAATCTGACACTCTGAATCCCTAGCTGTTACTACCCAAGCATCTACCTTTTTACGAAAAACAATCATAATAAACT